GCGGCACTGTGGCTAACGTCAGGATCAGGCAAAATGCTGTGCATACCGGAGACGGAACCAGCGGCATCTACATCTGGGGCGCCCAGCTAGAAGCCGGAGCATTTCCCACTTCCTATATCCCCACCACCACCGCAGCGGTCACCCGCAGTGCTGATGTGGCAAGTATCACGGGGACGGCTTTTAGTGGGTGGTATCGGCAGGATGAGGGGACGATGTTTGCAGACTTCCAACGAGAATCACTAATTCCTGGTGGCACATTTTCCAACATTTGGAGCATTTCTGACAGCACAAATAATGAACGTATTTTGTCTTATTTGACAGGGCCAAGTCGAATGGATTTAGTTGTAACCGACAATGCGTCATCGCAAGCTGTCTTGCTTGGGCCAGCAGCAATTATTGCCGGTCAAAGCGTCAGGCAAGGCTTCACTTACAAAGTTGACAGTTTTGTACTTAGTCAAAATGGAAGCTCTATCGTAGCGGATAGCGGTGGAACACTGCCAACTACAGATCGTCTTTACATTGGAAGCAATTCCGTCGGAACTGGAAGTTGGACTGGAACACTTAGGCGTTTTTCATACTGGCCCGCACGCCTTCCTAACAGCACGCTCCAATCCATAACCCAATAGCCATGTACTGTTACCGCTTCAATTCCCGCAACCAGTTCCGCACCCTTGCTGCTGCTGAGGGTCTGGTAGTTGACGACGAGCTCATCACCGCCAGCCACACCTTCGCCATTGATGAAATCGGGACCCTGTATGAAGGCGGCACTTATGATGCTGATGGTGAAGTGATCACCCCACCAGTGGCACTACCTGGATGGCATGTGAACTACGCAGGTGAGCCGCCTGAAGCCTGGGACCCATACCTGATCGTGGTCAACAGCGCCAGCCGCATCTTCTTTGGTGGCCCCACGCAAGCACCGTCTGATGACATCCTGGAGGAAATGGTATGAACGCCTATCTCAGAGCAGCTAAGAAACACCGCAAGGTGAAGCAGCAGGCTAAGGAGCGGCGAGGTAAGCGGAAGCCAGCCAAGCCGCCTAAAGTTAAGCCATGAGTGTGCAACCCGGCCAGCACAATATCACTGTCCAGCGGCGGGCTGATTATGACCTGTCGCTGCAGTTCAACGACAGCACTGATGCTGCCATCAACCTTACCGGCTGGACCGCTTATGCGCAGGTGTGGGACGCAGGCCGCACTGTTAAGTATGCTGACTTTGCCATCACCTACACCAACCGCGCTGCTGGCAGTATCAGCATTGCGTTAACGGATGTGCAAACTGCTACGCTACCAGATGAGGCATATTATGACGTGCTGCTAGAAGACTCTAGCGGCCTGCGCAACTACTACCTAGAAGGCATCGTTTACGTCTCCGAAGGGTACACCGCACCATGACATCCGTAACCGTCAACGAAACCACTAACACGGTCACAGTTACCACTCCTGGTCCTGCTGGCCCATCTGGTGCTGCAGCGGTGATGGTACGCGGTCAAGCCAGCAAGATGGATAGTGGCACCATTGACATAGTTACGCAAGGCGTATATGTCACCACCGGATTAACCGCAACGCTTGACGCAGGTACCGCCAACGGAATGGTGCTGGCTACGACCAACGCCTTTGGCTTGAAGAACACCAGCGGCAGCACAAAATTACTGCGTTTTTACGGCAGCATTGATGCTCGCACTGCTAGTGGCAACAACAAAATCCTTGGCATCAAACTGGCGCTTAATGGTACGCCAATTGATGCAACTGAATGCCGCGCTTTTACCGGCAGCAGCAGTGAAGAAGCCAAACTGGTAACAAGTTGGATGATTAGCGTTGCACATAATGCCGAAGTTTCACTGTTTATCGCTAACCATTCCAGCAGTGTTGACATTGCTTTTGCTCGCGGCAGGCTTGTAGCCAGCGAGGTATTCGCATGACTCTAGCCGTACCACTACGCAAGGTTGCCAGCAAGCTGATGGCACGGTTTGGCGGTGAGGCAACCATCCGTCGTGTAACGCCTGGCATCTACAACCCGACTACTGGTACCGTCAGTGAAACCACCAGCGACACCGAGCTACGTGGTGTGCTGGAAGATGTGAACTTGCGTGAGGTCAATGATCTGATCCAAGCTGGCGATAAGCGGTTAATTGTTGCAGCAGCCGATACCGCAGCACCACCAACGATGGCAGATCGCGTCATCATCAGCAACCGCACTTTGCAGGTGATTCAAGTGCGTACCATCGAGCAGGATAATGAGCCGATCACCTACGAGCTGATCTTGAGGGACTGATGGCACGCACTATCCGCGTTGGTGACATTGGCGATTACGTCAACCAGCAAATGGAAAAACTGCTGCGTTCGGCGGTGTTGGAGACTGACTCACTCGTCAAGCAAGCTAGTCCGGTTGATACCGGCAGGTTCCGCGCTAGCTGGCAGGTAGGTGAGAATGCTGCCGGGTCATATGATGCAGGCCCGCAGCAAGCACCAAGCAATCCTGACCGTGACAAAACCAGCGCACCAGCTAAGCCGATGTTTCCGCTGCGCAAGATGAACTACCAGCAAGAGCGCATCGGCAACGTCTACTCAGTCCATAACAACTTGCCATATGCGGAGCCACTAGCAGGTAGCAGCTATCCCCCATCATGGGGCGGCCAGTATCGAAGCAAGCAAGCCAGCCCCGGCTGGGTGCAAAGCGTTGCCAAAGACGTGCAGGGTAGGGTGATAGCAGCCGCCGCCAAGATTGGCAGGGAATCATGAGCAGCACCTACAACGACGTCCGTGCCGCCATTGAAGGCCGTTTAGCAACGCAGATGGCTATTCCACCGGCGTACCCTGTCAGCTATCAAAACGTACCATTCACGCCACCTAACAATACGCCATGGCTGCAGGCATTCATACGGTTTGGTGATAATGCTTATGCCACGCTGTTGCCTATTGGTAGCGCTGGTTTCAACCGGCAAAATGGCACGCTAGTGGTGAATGTCTTTACACCCATCGGCGCTGGTACAGCCGCTAATTTCACGATTGCCGAACGCGTCAAGGATCTATTTGACCGCGCCAAATTCTCCAGCATCATATTTGATCCGGCATCTGGTCCAGCGCAGGTAACACCAGCCGCACCGGAGCCGTATTACCAGACGCAACTTACGGCAACGTTTGAGGCGTATGTAGACTAACCGCAGCCACTACCGTTCACAACAATGGCCATCACTGTCTTGTCCGGTACGTCCGGCGCTCTTTATTACAAACCTGCTGGTACCACCGGCACCTTCCCCGAAGCTGGTGTCACCGCAGGAACCGATACGATTGTCACTCAGTCATATCTCAACCTGAAGCCTGGTGATCCGGTTGTATTCTCGGTTGTTGATAGTCAAACTGGCGGCACTGGTACCGGCACATTGCCTGCTGGCATCGCTGCTGCTACCACCTATTACGTGCTCACCTACACCGCTTCTACCGGCGCACTGACGGTATCTGCATCCCTTGGCGGTACGATTCTTGACATCACTGATGATGGCACTGCTGTAGCACCTAATGAGTTCCAAGTGGCATATGCCGCTTATGCCGCTGTCGGCCAGGTGCAGTCATGGAGTTTTGAGATCAGCCGGGCTGAGATCGACGTAACCACCATCGGCCAAACTGCTGGTCAGTATGCGCCATTTCGCGCTTACATCCCAGGTTTTGCTGATGGTACCGGCACTGCTACGGTCTACGTCACCAATGAGGATGCTGCACTATCCAACCGGATGGTGGAAGATGTGCTGCAACGCCAGCAGGTAGGTTGCGGCTTCAAGCTGTACACCGACAAGCAAGGCACTGAAGCACTCAGCCGCAGCATCGCAATGGATGCAGTGCTCCTTAGTGCTAGCCTTAACATCAACCCAGATGACGCTCAGCAGGTAGAAATTACCTTTAGGCCATCTGGTGCTCCTACGTTTGACTTCAGTACGACCGTATGACAGCCTTAGCACGCCTTAAGAAAGCAGCTAATCTCACACCCGTAAAGCGTGCCGTTACCTTGGGTGATGGCACTGTCTTTGAGATGTGGGCATCACCGCTTACGATGGCCGAACGCGAACGTGCGCAGAAGATGCCTGGCGGTGATGATGCCAATGGGTTTGCATTGAATCTGCTGATCATGAAGGCAGCCGATGAAGCTGGCCAGCGGTTATTTGCGGCAGGTGATGCGGCTGAATTGAAGAATGAAGTAGCTGATGCTGACCTTCAGCAACTGATGCTTGCAATTATCACCAACCCTGAAGAGGTAGAGGTGGATATGAAAAGCATTAAAGCGGGAGCTGAGTAAAGATAACCTGCTGTTGTTGCAGCTTAGTATCGCAAAAGAGCTTGGTTACTCGTTAGTCCGGCTCAATCAAGAAGTGACCATGGAAGAACTACTGCTGTGGTCAGCATATTTTGATCTGCAAAACGAAGAGCAGGAGCGTAGAATGAAACGAAGACGGTAGGTCGGCTGTGTCGGTTGTTGCTAATGTCGCGGTAAATCTAGACGCTCGCGGCGTCACCGCAAAACTTGCTGCAATTCGGCAAGGTTCAATTGGTGCGGCAGATGGATTCAAGAATCTGCAGGCTAGGGCTCAAGCTGTCAAATCTATAGTTGAAGCGCAGCAAGGCAGCTTTGCGAAAGCATCTACTGTTCAAGGTGTATTTGCGGCTAAAGTAAAAAATACTGAGTTTGCAATAAAAGCACAAATTGCTGCATTGCGTGATGTGCAGTCAAAAGTCCAATTCAACGGAGCGCTTTATCAAAAAGCAGGGCAGCAGATCAAACAATATGAAGCTGTTCTTAGGAGCGCTAATGCAGAAACACAACGTGCCGCTGGCAAGTTTAATGGATTGCGTACTGCATTAGCTGGCGTCGGCACCGCCTTTGGTGGGATTGCAGCAGTGTTTAGCGTTATTCAAGCAGGGCGATTTGTATTTGCTAAAACTGCCGAAGTAGAAAGCCAGACGCGCAGCTTGCAAGTACTAACAGGCAGCGCCGAGAAAGCTGGTCAAATTATTAAAGAGCTGCAAGATCTTGGCGCTATCACGCCATTTACCAGCACCGAACTAATTGATGCAGCCAAACGGCTGCAAGCATTTGGCGTTGAAGCTGACAAGGTAGTAGAAACCACGCGACGCCTAGCAGATGCCTCTGGCGCCACTGGAGCCGAGCTAAGCGGTCTTGTTACCGCCTATGGCCAAGTGCAGGCCAAAGGGCGGCTACAAGGCGAGGAGCTGTTGCAGTTCCAAGAGCGTGGCATTGCGTTGCAGGAAGAACTGCGCAAGATGTATGGCATGACTGGTGAGGAGTTTCAAAAAGCTCTTAGCAAAGGTCAAGTCAGCGCCAAAGCCGTAGAAGTTGCTTTAGAAAATCTTACTAACACTGGCGGCAAATATGCCAATGGCGCTATTGCGCAAAGCGACACCTTAAGCGGAAGGTTGAGCACACTCCAAGATAATGTTGATGGCGTCGCTAGGGAAGTTGGTAAAGTCTTAACGCCTGCGCTAATTGGAACACTGCAACAACTAAATACATCATTAAGTCAAACTCCCGCTTTTGTTAATGACATAGCACTTGCGTTTCAGTATGCAGCCGGTCAGATTGCGCCATTCCTGAATGGTTTAAGCCAAATGCAGTGGTTTTTCACCAATTTGACACCGCCTGGATGGGCGATGCAGATAATTGGCGGGGCGGCAGAACGCGGTAAATCAACAATCCGTGGCGCTGCATCACGTCAACGGCAGTCACAAAAAAAATCATTTATCGGACCAGCAGCTCCACAAATGCAAGGGCCGGCAGTGCCAAAACGGCTTAGTCAAAAGCCCAATAATCTGCCGCCGCCACTTATGATTCCAAGCTCCACCGTAGGCACTGGCGGCAGGACCGGCGGCAGCTCCAATAAAGCAGCTAGCGATGCCAAGCGAGCGGCAGACGAGGCTGCACGTGCTGCAGAAGAAATACGGCAACAGGTAAAAGCTGCAGATGATCTAAATTTTACGCTGAAAAACCGTTTGGCCATTGCGCAAACGACTGAGCCAGTCGCTAGACGCATGCTTGAATATGACATCAGGCAAAATGAAATTGCCAAGGAATATGACGAACTGAAGAAAGCATCCAAAAGCGCAGATGAATTGATACTGATAAATGCAAATCAAGTAATTGAACAACGCATTGCGCAAATTGAAGCTGAACAACAAATAAATGATTTACTAGCAGAGCGCGCGCTATTGATGGCTGATATTATGCGTCAAGCCAGTATGCCAACTGTCTATAACGAGCTAGAAACCCAAGATGCAGCATTGCAAGCGGTTCTAGATAAGTATCCAGCTATCGGGGCCGCTGCAGATGCAGCCGCAACATTGGCCACGTCTGGAATATCTGAAATGATTGCAGGTGCTAAATCAGCGCAAGAGGTATTCGCTGAGTTCTTAGATACCATTGCTAGTGCATTGATGCAAACTGCTGCCAAAATGATTGCGCAGTATATCGCCATTGGCATTGCCAGGATGTTTGCTGGCATGGGAGCCTCCGTGCCTACAGACGCCGGAGGCTGGGCCACTTCATTCGCAACTCCGCAACCAGGGATAGGAACAGGCTTTAACTTTGATGCTGGCGCCATGGCTGGAGGAATGCCTTGGTCATTCGCTGGTGGCGGTTTCGTCACAGGTCCAACCAGCGCCATTATCGGTGAAGGCGGCGAATCCGAGTATGTCATTCCCGCCAGCAAGATGCAATCAGCCATGGCGCGTTACAGCCGTGGTGCTCGTGGTGAAAGCGTCATCGCCGGCAATGGTGGCGGCGGCGAAGGTGGCACTGCTACAGCCGCTGCTGGGCCTATGGTGGTAGATGTCCGCTACAACGTCGAACGCATCAATGATGTCGAGTACGTCACCGCCTCGCAATTCCAAGCTGGACTACGCCAAGCAGCACAACAAGGTGCAGCGCAAGGCGAACAACGCACACTGCGTCGTCTGCAGCAATCGCCTAGCACTCGCAAACGCGTGGGCATGTAAATGGATTTAGCTCTCGGCAACTATTTAGACTTCAGCACACCAAGCGGCGGCAAAGTTTACCATTTCCAAAATTTCTACATCAACAAAACTGCCGCGTACAATGGCAATGTGTATTCATTCCTGCCATTCGGCTTCTCAGGCGTTACGGTTAATCGCGCTGGTGACAATGTAGAAGCCACTTTAGTGTTTCCCAATAATGAAATTAGTCGCGCATGGGGCTTAAATGCAGTGCAGGATCTATGGATTGCAACTGTGCTAGTAATGATTCTCGACCCTGATAATGCCAGCAATCCTTCATTGATGCACAGGTATGTCGGTCAAGTGTCCAATGGCAACTGGGACGAAACTAGTCTGCAACTACGCCTAGACACTGTTCTTGATGCAGTTGGC